CATGACTGATTACATCGTAAACTCGCATCGCGTCGGCACCGTCGGCGAGAAGCTCAAGATCAACAAGTACATCACCGAGAAGGTGATTGACTATTTGCTGAAGGCAGGCTTTATCTCTGAAGCCCCGCAAGCACCCACAAAATCTGCTAAAACAGAACCCAAGCAAGAACTCACCGAGGAGTAAACCCCATGTCTGCTACAACGACCACATACCTTTCCAACCCAGACGTCCTCATTGGGGCCGTATCTCTCCGCGACCAGTGCAGTGCAGCAACGCTCACCCGCACAGTCGAGGCTCTTGAGTCCACCGCATTCGGTGACTTGGCTCGCTTCTATGTCGGCGGCCTTGAATCCAACGAGCTCACGCTTACTCTCTACATGAGCTACGCAGCGTCAGAGACCTACGCAACACTTGCAAGCCTCGTCGGCACACAGTTCAACGTCATCGTCTCGCCAGCTGCACCGTCAACACCGGGCACCTACTCGGCTACCAATCCGGGCTTCACCCTGACTGGCTGCTTCCTTTCTTCGCTACCTGTCATCAATGCCACAATGGGAGAGCTCAGTACCATTGACATCACGATTCAGGGCGGCCTCTACTCCGTAGACGTGTCCTGATCTAACAACTAAGGGAGAAACAAAATGAAACTCACACTCCGTGTGGACTTCACCGATGGCGCACAAGCAACCGTCACCACGAACCTCTGGGTAATCACCCAGTGGGAACGCAAGTACAAGTCCAAGATCACACAGATGGCCACCGGCATCGGCGCTGAAGATTTAGCCTTCCTCGCATACGAGGCATGCAAGGTTCAGAACGTCGTCGTAGACGCAGCCTTTGACTCTTTCATTAAGAAGGTGGACAAGGTTGAAGTGCTCGACTCGGAAACCGAAAACCCTACCCAAGGGGAACCCAGCGCCGACGCCTAGCAGAGCTGCTAGTAGCGACGGGCTGGTGGCCCCCAGCCATTGACTTTGACACCAACGATCTAGCGACCGTTGTCAAAGTCCTAAACGAAAGCCGCAAGCAATGACAGTCGAGATGCACTATGAGGTCTACGGACTCAAGCAGGCACTCTCTGAACTGTCCCGCGTCGACCGCCGTTTGCGTTTACAAATCACTAAAGATTTTAAGCAGCTGACCAATCCGCTGGTGGCTGACATCCGCAGTGAAATTCCAAAGGACCCGCCTATCTCTGGTATGGGTCGAAAGTGGGTTACTCAAAGCGGCTATCAATTGTTTCCATGGAATGGGTCTGCAGCAATGACCATGGTCAAGCAAGCGGTTAGCGCCAAGAAGCCCAAGGAGTTTGCCGGCATCGTCCGCAACCTTGCGGTTTTCTCGGTCAAGTGGCAGGGCATGGCTAACACCGTCTACGACATGGCTGGCCGTCGCAATCGCAACGTGCTCGGTGATCGTCTTGCAGAAAAGCACGGCAAGCCTTCACGCATTATGTACCCAGCGTTTGAGCGCCATGAAGGAGAAATCCAGCAGGGCATGCTTGACATCGTCGAGAAGGTTGGCAACGCCGTAAACCGCAATCTAAAGGTGACCCCTAAATGAGCATCATTCTCAGCATCGTCGCAGACGCCAACCTCAAAGGCATCAAGAGTGCCATTAAAGAATTTGAAAGCCTTAAGACCAACGGAGAAAAGGCATCGTTCGCAATCCGCAAGGCAGCGCTCCCAGCTGCTGCCGCTGTAGCAGGTCTCGCTGCCGCTGGTCTGTCCGCTGCCAAAGCTGCCGCAGATGAAGAACTTGCCATGAAGAAACTGGCAACTCAGATCCGCAACAGCACCACAGCCACAGACGCTCAAATTTCTGCCAATGAGGATTTCGTAGCGCAACTTCAATACACCGCGGCCGTGTCGGACGACGAGCTTCGTCCGGCCTTGTCGACTTTGGTGACAGCCACTAAGGACGTCAGCCATGCACAGCGTTTACTGCAAACAGCGTTAAACGTGTCCGCAGCAACTGGCCAAGATTTAGGGTCTGTTTCTGAGGCGCTGTCACGTGGGTTCTCAGGCAACATGCGATCTCTTGCAGCGTTGTCCCCAGAGCTCAAGACCGCAATTAAGAATGGCGCTGACTTCTCTGACGTGCTCAAGATTCTTGAAAGCAACTTTGGGGGCGCATCTGACGCAGCTGCCAACACCGCATCCGGCTCATTGAAAAAAATGCAGATTGCCCTTGACGACGCTCAAGAAACAATTGGTTTGGCACTGGTGCCGTACCTTGCTGAGTTTGCTAAGGGGCTCCAAAAGGCTGCCACTTTTGTTAGAGAGAACACGCCGCTAGTCATTGGGTTTGCAATTGGTGTCGGCGGTCTCGCCACAGCTCTTTTGGCAGCCAAGGCTGCAATGGTTGTTTACAACACAATTGCTGCCATCACCACAGCAGCAAACACGGCTCTTGCCATTTCAGGTTTCGCCGTTCAAATTGCTACGGGTGTCGGCATTGCCACAGCCATAGCTGGAGCTGCTGCACTTGTCGGTCTTACCGTTATGGTCAGAAACGCCACTAAGGCTCAAGGCGATTATGCCAATGCCACAAACAAGGCAGCAGAAGAAACTGGCTACTTAAAGGTCCAGATTGACAAGGCTCGAGAAGCAGGAGATAGGGCGCGTCAGGCTGAAGCCGCCGGTATTGCTGCCGCCGAAAAAGCCAAGGCCGCATCAGATAAAGCAAGACAAGCCGCTAAAAACTTGTTTGAAGCCACTAAGAAAGCAATTGAAGGGGCTAAACAATCTCTTCGTGAATACGCCAGCGGACTTGCTGACGCAGTAAGGGGCTGGGTGTCTCTCGGTTCTGCTGTCTCTGGCGCCACTGATTCTGAAACCAAATACCAAGATGCGCTTAAAGAGCGGGTAGATGCCTATGCAGAACTAAACAAACTTCAGAAGGATGGCGTTTACACCCAAGAGCAAATGGCAGACGCCACCGAGCGCGTTGCCAAAGCTGAAGCAGGAGTCAACACTGCACAAGCCCAGCGCAAGACCTACTCTCAGGCATTCGCCGAACAGATTGCAGCCGCCAAGAAATTTGGGGGACAACTTCAGGAGCTCATCGCAGCTGGTCTCGGCAGGTCTGGTCTTGCACAGCTCATGAACCTTGGACCCGTGGCTGGTTCACAGGTCGCCGCTGATCTTCTTGCAGGCACTGGCGGCATGAGTGTTGCATCTCTCAACGCCGACCTCGGCTCAATTGACGTGGCAGGTGCAGCACTTGGCGAGTCAGCGATTGCGGGCGACATGGGTTTACTTAATCAAGCCAATGCTCGCCGATCTGGAAACAACGTCACCATTAACGTCAGCGGTGCAGATCCGCAGGCTGTAGTTGACGCGCTGGTGAAGTACTCACGTCAAAATGGTTCACTTCCAGCACAGATTAAAATCTCAAGATGAGCCTTTTTAGCAACTACAAAGTTGAATACTTCAGCGGGTCCGCTTGGGTTCAAATACCAGAGCTCGTTGCATTGGATTGCACTGTCGGCAGAAAGCAAGTGACCGACAGTTGGTCTGTGTCCACAGCTTCTTTTACTTTCCGCTACCCCACAGGGTTTACATCACCTAACACAGCTCTTCTTGTTGACGTTGGGATTAGATTTTTTTCGCCCGGAAACACGGTGACCGCCGCATGGACTGGGTTTATCAGAGACGTCAAAGTGACTTGGGGTATGCCATTCCAAGCTGGTGTCGGCGAAGCAGATCTTCTTACTATTGACGCCGAGGGTGCAATGGGGCGTTGGGGTAGAACACAGGGCGACGGGTTTACCCCGTCAGTGGCCTTGGCTAACGGCCAATTGACAGAAGTAACCAACTACTACGGTCTCAGCTGGAATGGAAACTTGACCAGTGAACCAGTCAACCCAGTAGCCACTGAAGGACCCCTGTCCGATTGGATGCAGACCTTCATGAACACCGTTCAAGGTCGTCTAATTGATGGCGCACCACGGTCCTCATTCGACGACGTTTACCGTCAAGGCAGTATTTTCATTTTTTCTAATGCAACCAACTTGACTACGTTGTCTAAATTTTCTGACGTTTCTAACGACTCAACTAACGCAATTTATAACGTGCTTGATTTTGACACACTTGCTGACAACTACATAACTGAAGTAATTGTCGAAGCTCCTCCTCTAGTCAAACAAGGCAACCGTGTCGGAAGTGCGCCCTACCGCAGCTTTGTTATACAGACCTATGCAACCACGGTTGAACAGGCCAGCGACCTTGCAGATTATTA